TATCAAGCCGGCGCTGGAGCAGTTCCGCCTGCCGGAGCTGACGCAGCGCATGCATGTTGAATCCATGGCCATGAAGCCAGTTTTTACAGACTTAAAATTGCTAACTCCAGATGTAGGGGCTATCTCTCACCCAAATATTCAGGAATTGATTCAGAAGATCAATGTCGCGCCAGCATTGGAAAAAATCAGCACACCGCGCACGTTGCCGGCAGGCAGCAGCACCGGCAGCGTAATTGTCCAGGGCGATACAATCACCATGCATATTCACGCGCAGGCCGGGCAGTCAGCGCAGCAAATCGCGCAAGTTGTAGAGCAAATGCTGAATAAGCGCCAAAGTCAAAAGCTGGCCCGCGCGCGCAACAGCTATCAAGACTCAGAATAAGGAAAATGCATAATGATGATGATCTTTGGCATGTTTGTATTTTCAATACCGACTGCAACCTACCAAAGCCTGCAGCGGACAACCAGCTGGCGCCATGCCAGCAATTCCCGAGTAGGCGCGGCGCCGGCATATCAATTCACAGGGCCGGGGGAAGACACGATCACGCTGGACGGCTCTATCGTTCCAGAATTCGGCTCACAGCTGTCATTAACCGCATTGCGCCTGATGGGCGACACAGGCATGTCTTTTCCGCTTATCGCCGGCAATGGAAAAATTTATGGCTTATGGAAGCTGGATTCAGTTGATGAAACTCAAACTTATTTCTTTAAAAATGGCAAACCGAGAAAAGTCGAGTTCAGTCTGAAACTGACTAAAACTAAATCCGCAGGTTCACTCATTTCGGGTGTTCTGGGTGCCGTGGCAGGGAGTCTGTAATGTCTTTCATTTCAGAGAAACTGGACGGCAGCTATCCGCGGGCCATTTATAGGCTTTTAGTGGATGGCCAAGACATTGGGCCAAAAGTAAATTCACGGCTCATAAACATGACAATTACGGACAACCGTGGTTTTGAATCGGATTCTGTTGAAATTCAGCTCTCAGACCATGACGGGCTGCTGAGCATTCCACCCAAAGATGCCGTGATTCAGGTATGGATCGGCTGGAGCAATGAAGGCTTGGTATACAAAGGCAAATACAAAGTAAAAGAAACGGAACATGCCGGTGCGCCAGATGTACTCACCATTCGCGCAGCAAGCGCAGATTTAAAATCCAGCTTAAAGCAGAAAAAGGAGCGCAGTTTTCATAATGTCAGGCTTTCAGACATTATGCAGGCGATTGCATTTGAACATGAGCTTGATTTAGCCGTTCATGAGTTACTTGCGCCACGTAAAGTCATTAACCTTGTTCAGAATGAATCAAATGCAAACCTGCTGACCCGGCTGGCGGATGAACATGATGCAATCGCCTCGATAAAAAATGGCACCTTATTGTTCATGCCTAAAGGCGCTGCACAGACTATTTCAGGGCAAATCTTGCCAACGTTTATGATTACGCGTGACAAAGGCGACCAGCATCGCTACAGCAGTACAGATGGCGGTGAAGAAGTTACAGCAGTGCGCGCTTTTTATTACGATGCTGCGCTGGCCAAAAAACTAGAAGTTGTTTTTGGCGATGCCAGCAATCAAAATATTAAAGAACTTAGGCATATTCACCAGGATAAGCAAACAGCTACACTGGCCGCCAAGGCCAAATATGCAGATTTAAAACGGTCCGCAGTCACATTCAGCTATTCGCTGGCGCTTGGTAAGCCGGAGCTTATACCTGAAATGACATTTCTGTTTGATGGGTTAAAAGAGCAGATTGATGATATTTACTGGCTTGGCGCGCGAGTTACCCATAATTTGGATGCTGATAATGGCTTTACTACAGGGCTTGAGCTGGAAGTTTTCTGCCCGGATGCTGATGACGTTGCAGAGCTGTTTGAAGATCAGTTTGAAGCCGAAAAAGATAAAAAATGGACAGGAGTCGTGGTGTATTACCAGTCCGGAGATAAAGCTGTGCCGCTGACCAAAGGTGATCAGTCCAATCCTAAGCATTTCACCTATTTATACGTGAATAAAGAAGCCGCGCAGCAGCGGCTGGAGCGCGAATATGCATTGCTTGACCCGGAAACAGGCAAATTTTCAGCGCATAATGAACTGGAAATAAAGCCATACACTGGGTTAAAAACGCAATACACTGCAGATAAGGGGAAAACACGGCACTGGGTGACCAAAGGCAGCCAGTCAAACCCAAAAATACTCAACCATTTATACAAAACAAAATTGGCTGCAGAGAAGGCATTAAACCGTGAATATCCACGGCTTAATGCTAAAAATGACATGCTCCAGCAGGTTAAAAAGAATGATTAAAAATTGGTGATAATCACTTCATTGCCGTTATGATCTGCATGCGCTGCTCTGGCATTTACAGACCAGCGTATTTTTTTATGCTGAATATTATATGCTTTGAATAACTCCCGAACTTCCGGTGTATCGTTCAGGCTTAATATGAACTTGCCTTGAATGCTGTCTAAATGCGCTTTTAAGTCATAAAAGTCCTGTTTTGACCAAATGCCGGCTCCATAATCTTTTTCGCAGTCCCAGTAGGGAGGATCTAGATAAAACAGCGTTTCAGGCGCATCCATGCGTTTAATCACATAGTCATAGTTCGCATTTTCAATGACCACATTCTGCAAGCGTTCATGAATAGCACTCAAATGCGTCCGTAATTCATCGCCCAGCTTCAACGTGATCTTCCGGCCTTTACTGTATGAAAAGCTTCCGGCCAACTGGCAACTGAATGCGGATCTCAGCAAATAATAGAAATTGGCAGCCCGCTGAATATCAGTCAGGCCACGGTCACTTTTCCGCATTTCATGAAAAATTGTCCGGGAAAAAAGCTGATGCTCAAATTCAGCCAGAAATGCATCAAAGTGAAATTTTAAAATGCGGTAAAGGTTAATTAAGTCGTCATTTACATCATTGATGACTTCAGCCGGGGAAGGTGTTTTTTTAAAGAGTACCCAGCCCGCGCCGCCAAATACTTCAACATAGGTTTTATGCTCCGGCATCATTTCAACAATGGTGCGTGCAAGCTGAGATTTCCCGCCAAGCCAGCCGGAAAAGCTGTGGCCTTTAGGATTGTACTGAGGTGTTGCAGAAGTGTTGCTCATCGATCTTACCTGTTTCGATGTGACGCTCCGGGCGTTCAGGTAAGGCGCTCATGGCGCTCTGAAAACTATTCAATGATTTACAGCGGGGGCATTTAATTTCTATTTCATTAAACTGCCCAATTTTTGCCAGAAGTTTTAAGCAGCACCGGCATTTTAAGTTCTGCATTGTATTTTTCAGCTCAAGAAAAATCCCACGATGATATAAAAAATAAAGTTTAATAACAAATATTTATTCTTTTGTATAAAATGGGATAAATATTTGTACAAGAAAGTAAAAATGACATCACCGGCTTTAACACAAAAAACGACAGCAAGACCTCAATTACTTTGCCCTCACTGCAGAGCGACTAATCTTCAAATCCGGTCAAGTACTTATGAGCATCCACTTTTAAAAACAATTTTCCTGCAGTGCCGCAACGTTTTATGCGGTTTTACTTGCCGTGGAAATATTGAGATAACACATGAAATATCACCAAGTGCTATGCCAAATCCTGATGTAAAAATCATGACACTTAAAGAAATGGCTGAACGCAAAGCAGCAAATGATGAAACTATGGGGGAATAATGAAAATGGCTAAATGTTCTATATGCAATCGACGTTGGTTTTTTTCCTCAAAAGTTAAATGCAACTGTAAGGCTGAACAATTAAAAGTACGGGCAGCAGTTTTACCAGTAAGACGTTCAATTCAAAACACAAACTATAACAACGATAATGACATCGCTTTACAAGTGATGTATCAGCAGCAAATTAACCAGCACCTCCATTCAAATGTTTCCGAAGGGTGTAGAACAGAACTTCCTTCTTCTGAATACCGATTTTTTGATATGAGTCCTTCACACTGTCATTCATCTCATGACAGTAGCTCATCGAGCAGTTCTGAAAGTTCACCAAGTTCAAGTTTGGATTAAAATAATGAAAAACATGAACCACATTGCACCCTTATTTAATGCATTTTTTCAAAATAAGCTCTTTTTTAATGGGTTCACAGCAGGTAGAAATCTTCGCTGTTTTCATTATTGTTGTAAAAAGCTTCCAGAGCTGTCTTGGGACATAAATGCCGACTTCCCATTCAACCCTAAATACATTCCTAAAGTAAAAAATCGGAAGGTCAGAAAAGCCGGCTATCAGTCCTTTGCAGTTTATAAAAAATCATTTAAGCGCAGACCTAAACCCAAATTAAAAATAATTCGAGATGAGTGGAAAACAAATGATATGGCTGATGCTTTACTGTATGCGCACCTGTCC